CCCATGCCATCCTATCTATGACTTCATAGTTTTCTGCCTCATTCAGATGCTCAGTGATAGTTGCATTGAATTCATTAACCATTCTCTGAGTGAGTTCCCCTTGTGGATTAGGCATTTCTGGGATCGCTACAGCTCTCATCTCATTCTTAGTGCATGACAGAGCCATCTCTTCAACATTTGTAGAATACTGAAACAGCTGTACTCTATCTGATGGAGCAGCACCAGTGGCTGACCACTTCATTGACTGGAAATAAGCCATCACACGGCAAGATTCAAGGTAGGTCACCCTATCTCCGCGAGGTAAGGTCCTAATCCTTGCAAATGCTTCACCTACATAATTCACTGATGATAGAGACCAAAAAGCCCTAGGCATTACAAGCCTAATGTCTGTACTAACATTTCGCTGAGCACTCCTCCTGTGGAATCCTCTAACCAATCCAGCAGGGAGAGATGGTATATCAACCGAAAATAGATTACCAAGGTATCTCAAAAATGGTAGTGCTTCAGGCGAATATGATAGGAATGATGCACATACCCCCTGGAACTTTCTAGCTGCAGATACATCAACATCACCAGTTGCTTCAGAAAACCAGTGCAAAGTTGTAGAGTCTGATGGGAAGTTAATTCTTGGCTCAATGTAGGATAAGGCTGCAGGATATGCACTTGATCCTGGTGAATATCTGACTTCAATTGCAGGATGGCTACGAGGACTCACTGCTGTTATCAATGATCTTGCTGATTTCTTCATAGGGGCAATGTGTAGTGCACCATTGAACTTTGCTACCATAGAAGACAGAACATCATATGCACGTGATTTACTAGATTCATTACTATTAACATAGCCTTTCCAGATTGCAAAAGATTCTCTGCACTTTTTAGTGTCTTCAGCTTGCAATGCCTTTAAATCTTTACGTGGGATAAGTCTGATAGCTCCAGAGCCTCTGACCAATGCCATAGATTTCGTAAACTTGATCCAGGGAGGTAATGACATCAATAATCTAGAAAGTGATTTATGGTCAATGTTATTCATGCAATGGAGGACAGACATGAGCTGATTGTCGATTGTAGTTGTGATAGGATGAGACCCAATTGATCCAGAGACTTTTGGGTCTACAGTGTGGCCAATGATGTCAATTGCCTGCATGATTACTGACATACCACTAGTATCAGGTAGACTTGAAGATACTAGATTACCCATCATAATCCGAGAGGCAGATGCTTTCACTCCATTAACAACACTTGGAAGATGGTATATAATGGTTCTTGCTAATGTGGGATCTAATGATTTTAAGCAATCTAGGTCAGCTACAAACTCAGCAACAACATCAATATCTGAATTTAAACACAGTTCTAAGGGAGATCTAATTCTCATTCCTCCTAAGGCAACAGGAATTATCATTAGAGATTCAAGTAGACGATTATCATCAGATAGCAGGAAATTTGCTAAGTATGTGGCAACTGTGAATCGCATGAGTATATATGCAGCTAATGGATTACATCCTGATGACACGGCAGATGCCACTTGCCCTTCAAAAGATGAGACTCTCATTCTCAGAGGAG